CTTTTAGTATAAAATAAGAATCTTTATCTACGATTATACTTCCTTTTTGATTATCAAGGTTTCCCATGTTGAAATTTTTAAATTAAAAAATTAGTGTTCTGGTACACCTTTCCAAACCCCCCTTATAAAGTGATTTAGTTATTATTTACAAATCAATTTGTATAAAACTACTGCTAACAGGTTTACTTAACAACTCACTATCTTCCGGAATCTTGATATCTATCATATCTTCCCAAAACTTACGTAAGATAATATCACGGTCAAGAGCTAAAAGCCTTACATCTGTATTGTAAGTGTTCCCTATTAATTCATTGTACATTAATCCGCTATATACCCTAATATGAGTCTTTGCAGAATGGCTCATAGCAGAGTACTTTCCCTCAGCGAATTTACTTACATCTTTAGACCACCTGTACGGGATTTTATAGGATATCATTACACCTTTAGCATGTTTAGTAGCCTTTACAAAAAAGTAGTCACTTCCTAAGACAGGTTCATTTACAACACTAAGAACATGAATTAATTTCAAATCCAATCCAAGGTATGAGTTTATAAACCCTTTGAACTTAAACTTATTCAAAGTAAGTAATGGAAGTATGAACCATGTACATAGATTCTCCTTATTAATTGCTTCAATAAGTTCTTTACTCATGGTTAGTGTTAAATATACTCTCCTGCACTTTAAAGTACTGTACAGAGATAGTTTGAATTTGTGGGCTATATTTTAATAGCATTGGGTGACTCGTTCCCAATAACTGTAAAGTGTGCAAGGTTTCTGTAAAGATTATACTACCATAATGGCTCCCGAAGTAACCCATATAGATTAGCTTAACTTTATTAGGCCAGTATATGGATTCATGAGATTTCAATAACTTTTCCGCTTTAACCTCCCCAATACCGGGAATTCCAATTACATTATCTGTAGAATCCCCGATTAGCATCTGCACCCAAAAGTTCTCATGTGCTTTGTCCTTACTCACCGTAACCAATTCCCAAGAGGTACTCTTATAATCAAAGAAAGTACCTGGAGATTGTCTTAAATCTTTATCGGGGGAGGCCACTATACAGTTATCTATAAGCTCCGACAATGCATTTACAACATCATCAGCTTCTAATTCCGGGATAGTAATAAATCCAAAATTCTTGGTAAAATGTTCTTTTATGATAGGCTCCCAACGTATCACGTAATCCGCTTTTTCCTTACGATTCCCTTTATAAGGTGCATACTTATATACCGTATGGCGAAAGCAAATTTTATCACTAAACACTCCTATATACGCATGGGTACCACAAAAAGTAAGCATATCCTTTAACATTGAGTTGCAGGCCATAATAACAGACTCCTTGTCATCTGTATTTTCCCTATGCACCCAAGACAAGATATATACTATACTATCTGCATCAATCAATAGTATTGGTTGAGTTTCCATTAGCTTGTGTTTTAACCAGGTTAAGAAAGTCTTCCATGGATAGGATTGCATACTTCCCAACTGGTTGGAAAGTAGATTTTCCGGAAGAATCGGTGTAACTTTTAGTTTGTTTATGCAGTATCACATTAATGACCCCATATAACTTAGGCATCTTCCCAAGTATCTCATTGTACTTTAACGTACGAGAATAGTTTTTGCATTGTATGTTAAATGGTAACCTTCCATGAACGCTTTCGTCACTATTTACAATATCTATTCCCTGGGCATCCCTAAGACGATTTGCACTTCTTGAACTAACCGCATTTGTATAACCTGCCGTCTTTAGAGCATTAACTACCTCTCTTTCAAAAGTATGCCCTGCTCTCCTGTTACGTTTTCCGTTTGTCTTTGCCATAGGTATAAATATCGGAACGGTTTCCCGTTCCGATTTATTAAAATGTTACTATAATCCGGAGCTTAAAACATCTCCTGCAGATGTAGTAGGGCTTCCATCACTGGTTTTTGAATTAAGGATTCTCAATGCTTCAGCTTCTCCAAATTCTTTTACCAATTCATTTTGCTTCAATTTACTGGTTTCAGCCACTTCATGAATCAGCTTATCATATTCGGCATCAGTAATTTCAGCATACTTAGAAGAATGGTAAATATTTCGGTTAGGCCCGGCAAAGGAACTATGCACAAAATAACTAATCACACGCATGGCACCGTCATTACCATAACCTAATCCAACTATGGCTCCAATGTGACCTGGGTCAACAAAAACATTATGTGTAACAGTGCCATTATTCTGAAACCCGGCAATGTAGGAGAGGCCACCTACATGTAATCCTTTTCTTCCGGATACAGAATCATTACAATCTACTTTATCCCAGGAATCCAATTCATGTCTTAACCCTACACGAATAATATGGCCTAAATAATCGCCACTTTTAAAGGCATCCCCGGTTTGGCCCATAACAGCGGGTTCAAATACCCTGTCTTCAACAAATTCCGGTTCTTTATAAGTTTTCAACCCGGTAAATTCATCAACATCATAATCATACCGGTCAATTTGTTTAACGCCGGCTTCTTCATCTTTTACAAATTTCTTTGTAATTTCATTGGATACTTTATAGGTAACCAATAACCCTTCTGAAGTAATAGCCACTTGTGGAGTAGTGGCAAATTCCCTGGCCACTTTAGCATCCAGGCCTCTCTGTGCAATTAACTCCTGTACTTTCTTTTCATCGGTATATGAAGCCGAAATGTAGTCTGCAAATAATTGTGCTCTTTTTGCAGTAAAGGCAGGGCGGCCCTGGATTTCACGAATATACCTGGCCCAACACTTAATCAATGGAGTAATATCAATACCTTTTTCCAGGGATTTCAAAATCCGATCCACCAATACCTTTGGTAAAGCGTGCCGGCTTACTACATTAGCCCATCTTAAATAATACTTATTAGTAGATTTATTTACCACTAAATAAGGAGTAGCAGTTTCCACAATCTCCTTAAAACTTTCTTCGGAGAGTGGTTTAAATTCTTCTACAATGGTTTTCAGTTCATCCATTGTTTGTACCTGTTCTGACTTGTCACGAAGCTCAATCATCTTATTGAACTTCACTTCATCGTAAGCAACAGAAAACGGCGCACCGTTAACGGAACCGGTGATATAATCACCTGTACGATTTACTATAATCATCATTGTTCTATTTTTATGTTGTCTCGTTCCAATTAAACATTCCCTTATATTCAAGGTATTTTCTAATCTCCAGCTCTAATTCCGGAGTAATATTGGGCTTTTCTTTAGTTGGGGCACTATAAGTAGTAGGTTTAGTTAAAGTACCTGTAAGTTGGCCCACATAGTTCAATAAATCTCCACAAGATAAGCGGTACTCCTGTAACACCCTCAATTTACGAATTATTTCAGGGTCCACTGCAGTTCCATCGGTCAAAGTAGGATTATCGAATAATTCCCTTGCTAACTCTGAAACACTCTGAGCATCATTATTGCCACTCTGTACAAATTCCTGAAACTTTCTAACATTATCTAAGTGGGCTATCATATCTGAGTAAGTAGTCCCCCCTAACCCGGTAATCTTATCAGATACTGTAAATTTACGGTAATAACTGCATACGTAATCTGTAAGCTCTTTATATATTGTGCTTACTTCAGGATTAAAATACTCAAAGTTATAGAGGAAACTGAAATCTGGTAAAGCATCAAATACTATACGAGCTGTATTCCACCTTATTAATGAATCACTCATAATTATACTATTATCTTTTATCTGTAAGAAAAATTCAGTAATGTGTTTGAAATCTCTATACAGCTTGTTATTGGATTGAGATACTTTTACTACTCTTACGGAGCAGTCAAAGAAATTAAACATACTATAGGCTCTATACTGATTTACAGATTCAATTTCTTTTTTATCTAATTTATAGTACATAGAAAATTTCCAGTCCTCAATAGTAGCATAACTACGATTAAGCGTTCCAAGTTTAATTTCTATAGTTTTCTGCTTAGGTAAGGTTATCAATCCAACAAGATGCATAAGTTCGGCATGCTCTTCGTTTCCGTAGTAAATTTCATCCTCTTTCCATTTGTTAATATCTGCAATAGGGTATTCTAAGGTAGTAAACCCAAAGTATGCTGCAGAAGTTGTTACAAGCTCTTCATCTTTGTAAACTTGATTGTGAAATCCACCATCACTATATAGCGTACGTATGATAGTACTACCGGTTTGTTTTCTTCGTTCAGCAGCTGTAACGGCATTTTCCTTAGCCTGTTTAATGGCTTCCTCTTTAGCCATTACTTCAATTTCTTCAAGCTCATCAGTTCCTTTGAAACTATCTGGTACAGTAATATGTTCATACCATTTTACTTCGCTACTTTTCTTAACAAACTCCCAAATTGAAAACCTTGCAGTCTCTCCCTTCTTTGATAAAGCTTTAAGCCAATCTAATACATCCTCCTCTTTTTGTTGTTCAGCCGTTTCCTTTGTCATAGGCTCATAAAGCACTATGAATCCATTTGGGTGTATGGATAGTAGGTACTTATCTTTTAAGTTGTTAGCACGCTCTGCAGATTTAAATAAGTATATAGGTAGATTGTAGTAAGTGTATAGAGATTCCACAATAGTACGGCTTATAAACTTTTTAACTTCCCCTGTAACTTTATCTTCCTTTCTTGCCCAATTTATGTATTTCATCATCGTACCTTGTAATGGGTTTGATGATTTAAAAGTAATCTTTGGGTCGCCTACAAATGCGGGGTTAACCCGGGTAAGGTCAACGATGTTGGCTAATCGGCCAAGAATATCAGTACGGTTTGTGTAGTGGGCAGAGACTTCATAACTTTTCTTCATCCATTTAATGATATCCGGTTCCTTTAACTCTTCCTGAATCATTTTGGTAGCCACCATCACTACATCATCAAACCTCTTCTTTACTTTCTCTTTGGTTAACTCTGACCATAATACAGATTCTCTACTCGGGGATACATCAACATCTTCAGGGCTTACTTTAATCCCGATATTACCACGCTTATTTTCTAACTCCAGCTCATTCCAATCAATTAATCCATAGTTCACCCTATTTAATAATAAGTGAGGCGCACTATAATAGTTATTGTCGGAAAGTACTATGAAATCATCTTCGTATAAGATTTTTGCGTAGTGTGGGATTATCGTTGAAGTGTTACCTTCCACTACAGATAACTGTACTGAAGGGAAGTATAACATTTGTGACTTCACTGCATCAATATATTGCTCCTTATGATGCTTTTTTGCCTCAATAGTTACAGTAACCCCATTAAATTCAGTAGTATCCTCATAATACACTTTATATTCATGCTCTGTTCCCTCAGCAAAAAGTACAAATGAATTCTCTTTACCTGTTTCCAGGTTAAACTGTGGAATGATACTATATACATCCCTGGAATAAATATTAAACCGGAATAGTTTACCATTATACCTACTTTCCATAGTGTACATATCTACACCTACGGACAATGGAGATTTGGCGCCAATTCCCCATTTACCTAAGCTGAACTTATTTAGGCGCTTTGTAGAAAATCCAAGTTCAAAATAATGTTCTAATCTTGTTCCTCCCAAACCTACCCCATAATCTTTAATAACCACATAGTCCTTAGCCAACTCATTATTAATGTGGTAAGAAATCTCTACGGTATCAATATTAGAAAGCCATTTTAAATTGTAATATCCTGGAGTGAATTTAGAATCCTCATATAACTCACCTTCCCGTTCTACGAAATAATCTTCTTTCTTGGATTTACCTTGTATAATAAGCCAGGCCCTGTTTCTCTCCAATACCGAGTCAATCGCATTACTTAGCAACTCTCGTACGGTACTTTTGATAGGATAAGAATATTGGTAGCGCTGTAAAGTATCAAATACCATATTAAATCCGGAATCGCTTACCTTCTTCGTAAACCCTTTTTGTAACTGCTCAGTTACTGTGTTATAAATTGCCATCCTTCTTATTTAAAAAAGTTATACATTCTTTAATACCGGTGACAGACATAGTATATCTACGGTCATTAATCATTATGACTGCCATAGGCTCATCTTTAGAGGTATCTATACTTGTACTGTCTATTCTTCCTACCACTGGGCTATACCCAGGCAAGGTAAGCTGAACATACTTCCCCCAATAATTCTTATTGAACAAAGCTTCAGCTTCACGAAGCGATATTTTACTCATGGAAAATTTGATTTAACATTTGAACGGTTTCTGACGGCCCATGATTAATACAAAACCCATACACATCCTTATCACCAGGTAATAATAACGGGACATAAACTTTTTCAAACTCATACTCATCTCCTTTATGCTTCATATCATTATCAAATAACACCAGTATCCTTTGATACTTTCTCTTCATAGCTTCAATACATTCAACAGGAAGCATAATATTTTCTCCTCTTGGTGAAATTGCTTCATAGCCAAAAGAACGAAGCACCATAACGTCCTTCATTGATTTGGTAATAATTAATAGAGGTTGATTATACTCTAATTGCAGGTAACCAGGTACACAGGTATATGTCCAGTTAGTACGAAATTTCCAACGCTTGGGTTCATGCGGAAAGTATAATTGATACTTATCCCATATCCTATAAGCAAATGCTATTTTAGGTGCAAATCTTGGGTATTGCTGGTCATCATATAACCAATAAGCTCGCACAGAGGTAGTAAAGTACCTGTCTAATAAAGGAGGAGTTATATTCCCCGCTTTCCAGTACTTTAACTCCATGTGAGTCATTGCTCTTGAAACAATGCTAATATTTGAATACCCGACAAACTTACTTTCCTTAACATCTATTACAGGAATAGTTCGCTCTCCGGGTAGCATTCCCGTATCTAACATAACCTGTACAAACGCATCTCTCCTGGATACTAATTTATAAAGCCTTCTTACTAATTCAAAAATATCCCCACCAATTCCAAGCCCCATATCTCTCCAAAGAAATTCATTTGGATACACTCCACCACCAATGTTCTTGTAAACCCTGGTAGGTACAAATAACCCGAATGATGGATCCGCATCCATACCAGATTCAACTATAAATTTACGTACCGGGGACTCATAACGAGCCCCAATTATAGGTTCATAACCCAGGTAATAACAATAGAGCGTGTACTCATCTACACGCTCTAAAATGTCATTTGCTGAGTACAGCAATTCTTCCATGATGTAAGGGATTAGGAGCCAAACACATTTGCGGCAGTCACCGGTGCCTGGTCTATAGGTTTGTCAACGGCATCTTTCTTAACAGTTACAGTAGGGTCATTTAATTTTTTACCCTTTTCATCGGCTGTGAACTTAAGTTTAGAGGCCTCTTTTGGAATTTCCATACTTTCCCAAAATGGGTTTTCTTCGATATACCTTTTACGGAAAGTAGGCCAATGCTTATCAGTACTTTGACGGATCAACAATAACCTGAATGGTTTGGCCTCAGAAAGTAACGGAGTTATAATCTGTATGAAGGTTGTGGCCATGTTCTTCTGAATAGCCGCCAGGATATCCGGTTTAAGAATTTGCTGGTTGTAATTTGTAGCATCTATTGGCACCCCGGTAAATGGCATAATCCTACCTTTTACCTGTTCAGAGGTCATCCAGCCTTTCAGAAAGTGAACTAAAATGGATTTGATACTATTAACATCATTAGTAACCATATCCACTTTACGTTCTTCAGTAAAGTCGGCTTTGTCCGGAGCATTTGGCTGGAACAAATTCACCGTTAATCCCGATGAAGTTTCCACTACCTCTTCAGAGTTTAAAATGTCGAAAGGATTCGCTGGCTTATCTTTATTCCCAGCCTCTTCAAATACAAAAGAAAGTGTGTTCTTATCGTTTAACTCCACTTTCTTTAGTAGTACGTCTTCATTAATGCCTACTGTTATCATTATATTAGCTTAATTGGTTACTTAATAAGGTTTACTGTTCTGCGATACTAACCCCATTAACCTCATCTACCATAGCTTTAGGTGCAAAACCATAAATTTTCACATTTTCCCTCTTCACATAATCCAGTTTTCCTTTGTCTTCACCACGAGAAACCACTTTTGGCAGAAAAGTAATAGGTTTAGAATAATGCTCAGTAATATTCATTACTTCAAGGCCTGACCCAAGAGATTCAAATATAACCAAATCCACGAAATCTTTTCCTTCTTCTTTGGTTAATTCAATACCATAAATCTCCTTTAAGGCCGGTAAAAGTACGGCATTACCATAAGTATTAGCACCTTGTTCAGAAACAATTGTTTTAGGTTTGCCGGTTTCTTCATAATTCGTTGAAGAAAACAAGTCCACTTTAGGTTCTTTCTTAGGGGTCACGGCTACAAATAACATTTTACCTTCTACGGAAGCATTAAAGCTTTTCCATTGAGTGGAAAGTATTACATCCAACCCATTACCCTGACCATCAGGGAAATCATAATGACGCTTGTTATCCTTTAAGGTAATTACAGCGTCTTTGTATTCAAGGTCAAACTGCTCAATAGCGGCTTGTGATGGGAATACACTACCATCATACCATACACGAATGGCAATAAGTGAGGGATTAGGGGCCCATTGTTTAGAACGGCCGCCTGCCCTTTTAACATTCTCTACCGGAGCTTCTGTTACTGCCCCGGATTTCAGAAAATTAAGTAATGACATACTTACTTGTGTTTTATAGTGATGAATTAGTTACTCTTTTAGGTTCTTCTGAAATAAATATCGTATTCCAGTCAAAACTCATTCGTTTCCCAGCTAATCGGGCCACCCTGGCCCCCATAGTAGAATTTTCCATGGTTTGAAAGGATACCATAGGGCCCTCTTTACCAGGTTCCCGGTAGATATAGCCTATTACATCTGCTTTAGCGCAGATAATAGACCCCAATTTACCGGTAAGTGAGATATCTTGTTGTGAAACCTCAATACCTCCCTTATTTAGGAGTTTCTCTTTAATGTGAGATATTAATATCAGGTTCTCACAAATGGTAGATATACGCTCTATCTGAGCCACCATTTCCAATCTCAGATAGTAATACCCACCCCCATTAGGAAGTTCTAATACACTGTTACCGGTAAAACTCTTACCGATAACGCTTTGCCGATACTTTTGAGTAGCAACAACCTCACAGTGCTCCTCAAGCTTATCAATGGTATCAAGTGTAATGTACTTGTACGGGGGTTTAGGTTTCTTTCCGGTACTTTCAAATTCCTTAATTCCTTTCTGTAATATCTCATTATAAACAGAATCCAGGGAAGTGGAATCTAAAGTACCATCCTCCTTCAGCAGGGTTGGCCCTGATATGGAGTTAATTGTAATTTTTAAGGATTCAATCATCTCTGTACCACGCTCAAAGTCCAGGATAAGATTGCCATCCAATTGCGCTGCTAAGGTAGTCTTACCAATTTTGGGGGGCCCATACAATAAAAGAATTCGTGGGTTTACCCTTGTAGCTGCAGATTTCCCTGTGGGGAGAATTGATATTGACATAATTGCTCTATTTTATTCGCTTTATCAACCCACTCTTTCATTAGAAATGGATTATTTGGGGTTAATGGTAAATCATATACGTGTCCGGTAAGGCCATCCAGGAATAATGGAAATACCCTTCCATCGGGGCCATAACGGTTTTTCATCAAGCATTGCATAATCAGGTATCTTCCCAATCCATCATCACCGGTTACTTTATACCCCATAAATTCAGCATAGTCAAATGAAGCCGGTTTTACATATCCTATAACCACATCAGCATCTCTATAAGTCGCTTTACTATCCCCAAAATCTATACGTTGAGGGATTACTGCTTGTGGTGTTTTCTTCATAGTCCGGTGCCAACTCATTAAATCGGTGGAGAATTGTTGAATAAACACGATAGTACAATGGAACATATTCCGTAACACTACAGCATATCTCGACATCTTATCCATAATGTGTTTAGTATCCAACCCTTGTTCGCTACCGGTTAAAGCAAGGTGGTCTATGAATAACATTGTAATCATATCAGGGTCATTAGGAATAAATCCTTTTACAAATCCTTTACGATGCTTTTTTCTTTGCTCTTCAGTCAATTCCATACGAATAACTTTACCAGCCTTTTCATAATGGGCCTCAATTAAGTCTTCAAATATCTTAGTAGGATGTACAGTGTCTTCAATAAATACAACATCCTTAAGTAACAGGTTTACCTCATTATAGGCCTCCATAACCATTCGGGTATGTTCTTTAGTCATAAGTTTCCCCTCAATCCTACCTAAGATATAATCTGATGGGAGTTCTACCTTGTGTTTATCATATACATAGTAACTACACCAGCGAGCAATTGAGTCAGATTTCCCAATCTCGAAAGAGCAGTAGAAAGCCTTAAACGTCCTACCTTGTAATTTAGCTGATTTCCAGGCATGGAAAAGAAACATGAAATTAGTACATGTTGTTTTACCGGCACCAGAGTCTGCCCCTATAAGATAGTATCTTGCCTGGTGTGTGCCATAAATATACTTATTGATATTCTTAAGCCCATTAGACAAACCTATATTACGGCCTTCAAGACCACGGGATACAATACTACGAAAATCGTTAGCAGGGAGTTCTTTCCATTTTCCCCAACTATCCCATACAGACTGGTCTACTCCTTCCGGGGCTTTAACCAAGTTTCCATCCTGATTGGTTTCCATCACTTATTTCGTTTTTAATATGTTCTGTTAAAGTACCAGATGCTGCGGAAGATTTGAGAGCTTCATAATCTGTTTTCCAATCTCCATTAGAAATATAATTCCCTATTGTTTTCTTGTACTTTAAACTGCTCTTATAATATAGCATTGTACTCTTAACTAATAGCTCATACTGGATACCAGAAGAAAGCGCTGCCTTAAAGACTTTAACAGCAGCAAGAGAAAACTTATTAGAAGCATAAACCCCACCCTTTCCATCCTCCAATCTCATAGGTACTTTAGCTTCTATAATGAAGTCAGAAAATAAATCCTCCCACTCTTGTTGTGTAGTAGGAAGGTGCTTTGAAAGTACCGGAACATTGGGTTCTACATAGTACCCGAGTTTTTTACACTCTTGTTGGCCTTCACCGGTAAACCTGAATCCTTCGGGGGTCAATTCTATGACCCCTGAAGATTCAAGCCACTCAAGATGTAGTTTTAATTCGGTCGTGTTGAGGGATAACATTGTAAGATTTTATGCGTGATTGATCAAACGTTTTTAATGCTGTTCTTATCCATTTGTTTTCTACAGTACCTTTTGCTACTAAGATAATGATACGCCCTTTATGCCCCGGACGAAACCGAATAACCCTACCAATACGTTGTTTAATGATTAAGTCTTTAGAATTGAACTTAAGAATAAGAGCATTATTAAGGTTCTTGATATTCTTTCCCTCGTTAAGGGCATCAACTGCTCCAAGATAATCAATTTTTTCCTCTTTAAACGCTATTAATTGAGTATCGTCTGTAGTGGAATTATATACAAAATTTCCACAAAGTCTTTCACTTTGTTTTATAGACCCGCAGAAGATAATCGTACGATTTCCCGGAATAATCTGGTCCATTATTTCTTTAGCCAGAATTTCTTTACTCCTTAAGTTGCTTAGAAATTCTACACGCTGCTGTATGCTCATAAATTTGAAATTTTCATTCTTACTACGCATAGCTTTTGCAACCTGCTTAGTTAACCTTTTGTACTCTTGCTCCTCTGTAAATTTCGCTCTATTAGCCCCACGGTCAATATAGTGGTCTGTTTTATCCAGTTCAAAATACATCAGGTAAATATCAAAGTCACTCACAAGCTCCAATTCCACACATACCTCTATAGGTACTTTAAATACACTCGGGCATAATTCATCAAGCATAAGTCTTTTATCATTATCCAAACCATAAATAGGGTCAATTTGCGGAAGTGTAGCAGTAAGCCCGAGAACTGAATGGACTTTCCAATCCCCGGCAACGAGAAACTTAGCCGAAAGTGGAGTGAGGTGATGCACTTCGTCGCATATTAACAAATCTACATCAGATATCGGGCGCTCTTTATGTAAAGATGCATAACATATACGAGTAACCCCGGGGTGTGTTATCATATACTCATATCCAGCCTCTATCATTTCACTGGGCCAATCATCATCTCTAAGAGTTTCAGTTGGCACTACAATGTATATCGCAGCATTAGGATTGCTTTGTAAACACTCGTGAGCGGCCATTAGGCCTACCCTGGTCTTGCCGGAGCCTGTAGCCATTTCCATCGTACCGTTTTTAGTTTCAGCCCATATATCATATCCAATACCTTGCACGATAGTCTTCCGCTTATATGGGTCGTCGATAAGTTTTAACTCATCTATTTGATTCCTTGTTAATTCCTTACTCATATCTATTATCTTACAATGAATAATTTATCTGAAGCCCTTGTAGTAGCCACGTACTTTATACGATTACGCTCCTCTACATCCCAATTCACATCAATATCCCATTCCATAGAAATAGCATATTTATATGTTGAGCCCTGAGATTTGTGAGCGCTTAATGCATAATTGTGTTTCACCCAGGCAAATTTCTTTTCTAATCCAAAGAACTCTCTCCACATAACTTTACGATCGTATGGGTCTTTACACTTTTTAGCATAATTGGCTACGGTGTTTAGAAGTGTCTTAAAGTGAGGTTGACTGCTTTCGTGTATAATATCCAGGAGAAATACCTTATTATCCATAGTCTTTACAGAAGCTTTATACACTTGAAAGACTTGTGATAAATGTTGTTCTCCGGGAGTATTTGCATCGCTTAACTGTTCAAAGGAATTTCCACGGTCTATTAACTTGTACCTGATTTCCATTTCACTAACTGATACATCTAATACTTCCAACTCTTCATTATTGGGGAGTAGAATTTTATCTAATTTTAATACAGGTTTATCTGTAATCAGTTTATCCCCCTTCATTATATAAGGAAGAGTTTCATCATTGTAAATCAGGCTACGAATAAACTTGTTAAAGTACACAACAGTATCGTTTCTCCATGCTATTACTTTGGCATAGTCCGGGTCTGCTTTGAATTCGGGGGTATCGAATAATCTCTTTAGGATTATTTGCATTGCTTCCCTCGTCCTGGGCAGTAGTTCCACTCCGGTACTTTCAGTGCATTTAAAAAGCTCGTGTAGTATATTACCGGATTTGTATTGCCCTCGTATAGCTGTAGCATACTCTATAATAGGATTACCGACTGCCTGGCGAACAATCTCCGTTAATACCACATGGCCTATTTTTCTTGATTGTTGTTGCTCTTTAATAAATGGAATAGCCAATTTACTTGACTTCTTTGCCCCCTTTTCTTTTACAGGAGGTATTTGTATGCTATCTCCAATAAACAGTATTCTGAGTTTTGAAGAGCGTTGTAATTCGTCTGAAATTAATTCAAACAATATCTCACCCAACATAGAACTCTCGTCAACTATAAGCACATCTAACCCCTCCACTTTTCTCTCTTTACTATAGTCCGGCTCATAAGATACAATCATCTCATTAGGCCTTGATGGGTTATCTATGTATTTCTCTTTTAAACCAAGAAAACTGTGGATAGTACCGAATTCTAATACATCCTTAAGTTCAGAGGACTTCTTTAATTGTCGTACAGCTTTGTGCGTAGGCGCCGTCATGCCTATTTTCAAATTGCCGTAAACAGATTCTATAATCCTATTGGTGAGAAATGTTTTACCTGTACCCGCATACCCTTCAAGTAATTGCATACGGAATGTTTTATCCGAACCATCTATGAAGGGTTTAAGTATAGTAAAAGCACTTTCCTGACCTTGATTAAGTTGATAATTTGTTTCCATGATAATAAAGCAGGTTTATGGTAATACCTGCAACCACTCTGTAAAGCTTGCAACAGCTTTGCTATGTCTGACCCAACCGGGAGTTACCGGTTCAAGGGCTCCTATGTACCTAATTACGGGGTAACGAATACCCCTTTCGTAACTACTTTAAATGTCCCACGACCTTTTATAGAAAAAGTCATTTTACGGGAGGAAAGTACAGAAGTAATGATTGAGATTTCTGAATCATTAATTTCTCCATCGGGGTTCCATGCAACCCCGTCTCTGGTTACATTAATTGGATACAGCCCATTCCAGAAATAGTGTTGATCCACGCTAATATGTCGGAACAGCATCCATTGTTGTAATTTTCCCATTTTATTTAGTGTTCTCTCTTATTTTATCTTCCTTTTCCATACGGTAATCAATAATAGCTTTCTGTATACTTTTAAGTTTAAGCTCAGGGCACACATCATCAGAATACATTAATTCCCCATCGGAAATAAGGTATTCTGATAAAGTATTATTGATGTAGTGAAATAAAACGAAATAAGGAGGATGGTTATAAAATACGATATACCCTTCAAGAAGAAGATAATCATTTACGTTATACATAACGAACTATTTTACAGATATAGATTGCAGCGGTTCATCCGGGTCAAGTAGAATAGCAATCTTATGCTTATGTTTCAAATACTCCACGTTAGAGGGTTTTCGCTTAATGTCTTCTATAAGCGCCTTTTCTACAAACCTAAACAAAGCCCTTACTTTACCTATGTGTAATGTACGCCGGTTCTCCTTAGCATAGAGAACTAAATCAATAGTACTGACAATAATATCAAGCATATCATCATAGTGGCTTTGATCCTCTTCATTACCTATACGGGCAATAATATCCACTACGGTCGCAATATCCTGCAACTTGTCATCTTTAGGACTTTTATCGAAATATGAATTAGTCTTATTCGTAGTACGAATAACTTCTCGGTTAAATCGTTCTACGCTGGCTACTGCCTGATCCATAATTCGCTCATTAAATTCTTCCGGAATAATATCCGCTAAACTAATCATGTAGTTAAAAATCTTTCCAATAAGCTGCGCCCGGTGTAGATTTATCAGCTCTTGGGTTTCTGCATTTAGGCTTGGAGCCTTGTTTGTCTTGTCCATAAACTTGTTTTGAGGTTAATTAATTATTTTGAATTGGGTTCAAATTCTTTAGTATCCGACTTAGTTGATGGGGCCACTATGATAAGCCCATGTGTAATAGCTTTTTCTCCTATTCTCATATTATCGGTGATGAGTGATACTGTAGCGCCATTAAGGCGTTTCAAAACAGCATTATCAATTTCATCAGTACCGGTGAGAATTAGTTTAATGTCTCCGTTTTTAAGAATTGTTCCTGTTATCATCGAATTTAAATTTAAGGTATTCTAATAAATATTTAGCATAAGACGTAAGTAGTTCATGTCCATAAAACTTAAATTGAGGCTTGTTGTTCTTAATAGCATTTTCATAAAGCCTCTTTAAATTCAAATACCTTTTTCGGGTAAACTCCATTGTTGTACTTTAAGTTGTTTGATAATAAATTTAAGCAATTCGACGATAATTACGCCGCTTTTGTCGTTGATTAAAGGTATATCGCTTACCATGTGGACTGAATACAGGAACATTAATGAGGAAGGTTGGATATAACCTCGATGGAAATGTACGGTAATAAGGCTCTGCATACTTCTTACAAGGTACGTTAGGAGTAGATAAAGGTTTTATAACTATACCCGGGCGGAACCATTTGCTGTTATTTGACTTAGCGGCCAGGTTATTGCTATTCTGTTTACTCCTGGCAGTACAATTTCTATGTTTCATTTTAAGAGTTTTACATTTACCAACCAATCTTTTTACTTATCTCAGGTGTAAACCCGCCAAAATAATAAAACAACCTACGCTTAAAAGCTTCTCCTGTAGGCAAATCGTTACGAAAATAAATCTCATTACCTCCGAAGCGCCATAACCTGCACATTGTTTCATGGTCCATGGTTTCTATGTCTTCGAGAGCTTCATTAATTTGCTCTATAGTATATTCATTCATGATGTAGGTTTTAATACCGGTATGTTTTAAACATTTCATCATCACACCCGGAAATTTCACGAATAATTTGTTCCTGAGTAATCTTAGTACCTACTTCCAACACTGCTGTGACCATTGTATCATAATCTGAATCCCACTTTGATTTGATATAATCCACAGGCAAAGCATATATTGTCCAATCAGCAATATACCCACGCTTCACTACGAACATAGTTTCTTTAGGTATAAGTTGGCCGTTAGAATCTTGGTCTTCAGATAATGCAGTATGGAATTGTACTACAACACGGAGTACACTATACTCCATGTATGTTTCAAGTTCTTTCTGTGTCATAACTTAATATTTGGTGATTTTATAAAAGACTCATTTAAAATACGAAGGGGGAATATTCCACACTATTATATTCCCCAGCCCATGACCTGCTAACCGGTGGCTGTTGCTTTAAGTCAAGGTGCACGTAAACTGGTACAGGGGCTACTTCTTCGTAATGACGCCGCCTCATTCATGTCAAGGATTCTTAGAGCCGGCCGGCTCTCGTGCTTGCGGTAATGGCCAAACTCCCTTTGCTCCTGGAAGTTCATCACTGAACAACCAGGAATTGCGACTTCACATTGTCAGAAAGTGGATTATAAGTTCACTCAGATAAAGCGGTTATACCTATCTCCCGCTGTACATCGTCGCCCACCAGGTTTAATTATACACCATTTTCGTTAAATAAGGTAACCCTGCTAAGAATAGCAGGGTGTTCCGACAGCGCAGGTGGACAAGACCTGCAGTACCCAGATACGACTAAATGGGTCATTGCTTCCCTGCCTGGACTCGAACCAGAAAAAGCCCTATCACCGTAACATCACTTACATCTCAAGCCATTAAAAGCCTGAAAAAGGCGCTATTGAATTACATACGGCTACCACACCAGGGAATCCTTTACTTAGGAGTTAATTGTTTCAATAAATTCTTTAACCCTCTACCGTCTTTTATAGATTTACCGGTATGCCACCCACTATAAGGAAAGAAGATTATTCTTTCGGCTTTATGCAGGAACATAATTTTAGTAGTGTCAACAATTAATGAATACCCAAGTTTGGTTAAGGCTATTTGAGCCGCTTCCATTCTTTTGGGCTCAAGCTTAATTTGCCTCTCTTTATTTAGTCTGCTCATAGATTAATAGTAAAATTTAAGAAGTCATTTTAATATATACTGCATCAAAATGTTCTTTCCTGGTGGAATAGGTGGATAAAAGTTTTTTAGGACTGCTTTTTGGGAGAGGAGTATTATACTTTATTCCATTCTCTGAAGACTTAATGGAATGTATTATTGTAGCATGATTCCGATTACAAATTTTCCCAAGTCTAAATAAACTAAGGTTTTTATAATACATTGCTTCCCAAATAATGTGAATACATAAATGTCTAAGATAAACCAGGTACCCTGTACGACGCTTTCCTAATAAATCTTCGTAACAAACTTCATGGGTTAGACAAAACCACTCAATATACCTTATTACTTGTTTAGTAATATCTACCTGGGGCTCTCTCTTTAACCCGGGGATAGCATAAGGATTAATCTTTAATATCATTTTGTCCAGTTTTTAGTGATATTGGTTTCTGCTTTCAGTAAACCGGAAGGGATTACTGTTTTTGCAGCAATTTCCATCAATTCGGTTAGTTTAACTTTCCAAGTTTCTGCAATATCTTCAACTGCAATAGTAGTTACCTGGTCATGTACCTGTGCTACCAATCTAATCTTGTTTCTCAGTTTGTTATCCCGGATATAAGTTCGGATAAGTACAAGCGCTAATTTAGTCATATCAGCAGAACCCCCTTGTACCGGGTGGTTTTTAGAAGCCCTTTCTATTTCTCCTAATGAACCATTATACCTTACACCCATAATATGAGCATCAATATAATTTCGTAAAGACTTCCAGTAGGGAAATATTCTACGTCTAAAGAAGGGTGCCGGCGTAATGATGTATCCATTCTCTACCCCAAACTTACCCATAAAATCCAATGTGCGTTTAATACCGGGGAAAGCTGTAAAGAATTTATTGATTAAAGCATTAGCCTCTTTGTAAGTTATCTTTAAAGTACCGGATAGCTTGATTTCACTCATGCCATAGGCTAATCCAAAGTCAATGGTCTTTACCCCTGTTCTAAGTACTTTATGACGTTTGCAAGAACACTTGTGCTTGGAAAGTGCCGGGTAATAATTGCCTTGTGCATCTGTATAAGCATAATAATACTCACAGGTAGCTTCTGCAGCATCTTTCCAGGCTTTCTCATACACCAACTCACTACATACACTATGCAAATCTTTACCGGTATTTAATGCGTCAATCCATACGGGATCTTTACTAAGGTGTGCTATAAGGCATAATTCCTGGCTACTAAAATCACTATCTACAAACACTTCACCAGGCTCACATACAAAAGCATTCCTGTAGCGTGTGCCAACAGTTTCTTTAGCAGGGATGTTTTGCATATTCGGGTTAGACGAGCTTACTCTTCCGGTGCTCACTACCTGGTTGAATGTAGTTCTTACTTTACCATCCTCATCCACATATTTTTGTATAAACGTTTCCCCATAGGTAGTCACCAACTTTAAAGCATCTTTATAATCAGTAAGGTCTGTAAGTATTGGGTGTGTGTACTTAGCAACAGTATCAGCGCTTAGGTCAGAAATCTTGGGAATAATAGTGGACTGAAGCAGTGAAAGTACCTGGAGATTGGAGTTCCAGTTAATAGTGGAGGTGCCTGCGGGAATGATATATGCTTTAGAAATAAGATAATCTCTATGTGTAGTGATTGTAGCTTGCTGCAAAGCAGCGTAATCCTTATTCTGTACTCCTACCAATATTGCTAACTGTTCCTCCGTAAGTTGCCCATTATCCCGAATGAATTTCTTCACTATAGGTAATGAGGATCCCGGGATATCAGGAAATACTAATTTCAGTAATTCTGTACGTATAGCAGGAGATTTAAAGTTCAGCTCAATTCGGTCTACGTTTGAAATAAACCCTGCTTTATATGCATAATCATAAATTTCAGGGGTAGATAACCATGCATCTAACCTTTTCTTGGCTTCGGTAACTACAGGCTCTGCAAGAGTAATATTTGCTCGCCACTTATCTATATCCAATCTCATACCTTCATAGGTAATATCTCCGAAAGCCGGCATAGATTCATTTTCTAAACCTATCACATTTAACAGGTTTAGTACGGTAGCCTTTTCCATTTGCTGTAATCGAATACGCTGTAAGTACTTTACATCCGTAATACCGTAATCAATCTTCTCTTCTGTAATTATATTATCGCCAAAAGAGGATTGTAGCGTTTTATCCATACCTACTCTAAGATACTTCCAGGATAGGTCTGCTAAAGAATAGTTTTCATTTTCCTGGCCACCCATAATTACTTTCTCTGCTAACATTGTATCATAGAAATTCTCACAAATAATTCCATGAAACCGGCATACTACATACTCAAATACAGCATTATGGGCCAACTTCTGTATCCGTGTACTTTCAAGTACTTTACGTACTTCAGCCCTCTGGGCATCATCAAGTTCAGACCACTGTAGAAACCACTGTATATCTTTTGAACAGGAGCCAAATTGCATAGAGATAAGCTTATACCCATACCAGCGCTCACTAATATTGGTTTCAATATCAAATTGCACCATTTTCTGTTCTTGTACCCACTGTATAAATTCAGTGAAAGTACCAGGAATATGACAGCATAACCCTTTTACTTTAGCGATGTAGTAAACCATGATGGTTAGTGTTTAAGCCCACTTAATAGGGGGTTCGTTACTATAATTATCTTTAAGAAACTTATCAACATCAGTAAATCCGCTATAGAATAATCTACCGTACCTGGTAGAAGCCGGGTGATGTGAATGAATACGAAATACAGAATTTGAGCATTTACACTCATTAGAAAATTCCCATGCAGCACTTCCCCAACACAAATGAGCTACAGGATTAGGTATAGCTTCTACGGCCGCTTTAGTGAAGAATTGCCAACCGATATTGTTATGGGCATTAACTTGTCCTATAAGAGTAGTTAGTACAGGATTAAGAAGTAATACTCCTTGTTTTGCCCAATCCGATAAATCAGAATTAGTTCTCTCTATTCCATACAAACTTTTCAACTTTAGGAAAACCTGTTTTAGTGAATAAGGAATAGAGCCATTAGAAGTACTAAAAGCTAATCCATTAGCTACCTCTTTTGCCGGGTATGGGTCTTGACCTATAAGCACAACTCTTACCTTATCAATAGGCGTAGCCTTAAATGCAGCAAATATTTTATCTCGTGAAGGAGTTATAGTATCAATATTAGCCCCAATATGGCGGCCTATATTTCTCATCTGCTCAGTGTTGAATAGATGAGAAAGAGCAGGGTACCATGTACCTAACTCTTCTTCAATAAATTGTCTCATCAGGATGTTCTTATGTGATAGATTTTACGTTCACTACGGGATTTTACTTTTAGGATTCCCTCTTTACCTTTAACAGTAACCGGTATGGTTATCTGTTCAGGGATTCGTTGTACATTCCTGGCTCTTGATTCTCTACGATTATTACCCATTCTGGGTCTGCGACTAAGGCCTATCATAGAGTACTGGCGCTGCTTTAACCTTTCTTTCTCAGCCCTCGCCTTTTCTATAGAGTAAGCTATTTCGGCGCCTCTCATATCACGGGCGTATGGACTTGATAATGGGTTTCCCATTCCACGATTCTTAGTAATTTTCCCGTCAGGGCTAACAGTGTACTTGGATACAAACGGTATATCATCGTTCTTAGGTACCTTGTTCTTGTTCTTATGTGTATTCATAAATTGTATTTTACAATAGTTTAAAATCAGGTCCTTAACTACCCTATTACAGGAATTACGCAAGGACCAGTTGTTTTAGAAAGAATCTCGTAAACTCAATGTGTATTCAAACTCTTTTAAAGATGCTTTATAGCATCCAAGTGGGATTGCCGGAAGATTATGGTTCATTATAGCTTTAGCAGGAACCTTAAAAGTATAAATTCCTAACCGATGTACTTTTTCAGGATGGGTAACTACCTCATGTATAGCGTCATAGCTAACTATAGCATACCCTTGTAATACTCCAGCCGGCGTAGCCTTCCATCTAATCTTGTTGTCATTACCAATTACCTCTATTATTCTGGCATGCGGGTCAAATTTAACCTGGGTTGCTGCATAGGATAACAAATCTTTATCCGTAGCTTCAAATATAGGATAAAACCGATTTAGTTTTGAAGTAGGCATTTGCACTATATTCTTTCCTATACACATAAACCCACGGTCCCTTTCTATAGCGTCTAAAAGTGCTTTTGATGGACTTGTGTATCCATTTAATTTACTTATAGTACCCGTTAAGTCGGTATGCTTATTCTTTGCAATAACAACAAATACAGGGGCTTTCATAATAGTAGCATTAAACATCCGGGGCCCAGATAGCATATAATGTTGTATCTGCAGAAAATGGGAATACCTCCATATTATCATAAGAAGTACCACTATTATCTGGCTGAGTATTCCAGTGATCAAAGTGATATCTTGAATAAGTGAAGGTATTTGAGAACAGTGGGGCAGCGTACCATTCCATTTGATAATAATCCGGTTCTGCGCCACCATTAGCATCGAAAGTAACCGTAATTGGAGCATCCGGAGCAGGTGTAGTTCGCATATCAATGAACACAATCATACTTTTTGGAAATGTAGCTACCGGGGGAATATGGTTTATACCATTTTCAATTAATTGTACAACTATCCAGTTATTTTGAGACCACTCATTAGGCTTAAACCCGAATATCCTGTGAGTAGCTATACTATACACATAAGGATAACCAATATCAATACCATCTTGTGACTTTAATTGAAATTGATAATCTGTATCTGTAAGTGTAGCGAGAATATACATTATACGATTTTCTGTAGTTTGATTATTTTACTATTGCGAAAGTACTGAATTTCCGTAATCATAGGTAAAAGTATGTATAGTTCCGTATCCATGGGATCTCCTTCAGGATCGAATGGATTATCCGTGTTATGTACCTCTAACCTTATAATATTACCATCCAACGATACGATTACTTTGGAATCTACCTGTATTCTTGCTCCACTCTTTAAAGCAATTATAGCACAATCAAAGTCTTTATTTAATAATCTTTTAATAGTTTTTCTATTCGAATAAAATTTTTTGTTCTTACAGTTACTGGCTTTGATAAAGGTTTAAACCCACTACCACAACACATAAATACTTTCAGAGTATAAGGGGTGATATTATATACAATACCGACATACAAATAAGTGTAAGCATTCCAGATGATTGTATCGCCTATACTTATTTGTTGACCATAGTAATCCGTCATTCATAATCCCTAAACGCAATACCTATAGGAAATCTCGGCATACCATCATCTGTATAACCAAAATGCTTCACTATAAGCTTACCTGAAGGCTTTTCTGTAACTAATTTCTGCTTCTGTAATTTAGTACCGGTCATTTTAGCTTTGAACACTCTACCATCAGGTAAAGTACACACAGCAATCAGGTCTTCATCCCTTTGGCCCCATTCAAATTTACGGAATATAAATTCGGTACTGTCAAACTCCTTCACTTTTAATAGGTTGGAGCTTCTTTGACCCTGTTCATAGTGTCCGACCAGAGGCCTGAGAATGGCACCTTCAAATCCCTGCTGTACGAAATCATCATGTAGCTTTTTAACCTCATCCCTGGAATTAACTATACTTGTACTCACTAATTGTACAAGCTCTAAATCTATGTACCTAACCATGCCTTCAAGAAATAGGAGTCGTTCACTCTGAACATCCATACTCACTGCATCATATACCCGGTACTTTAACTTCATTGAGGATTCTTTTAAAGCTTTAACAGCAGAGGTGATTTCCTGAAATGTCAGTTCATCGGAATATATCTCACCATCCAGTACTATAGGGCCCACTTTGGGGTTTAATGCGGGTAGCTTTGAGGCTATATGTTCGAGAGTAGTATATAATTTACCGCTCCTGGAGAGGAATTGAACACTATCCCCATTCCATATCATCAAACACCGCACTCCATCTAACTTTGGCTGTATATAACAGGGGAAACTAAGTTTCTTATAATTTACTTCTTTAGCTAACATGGGTTTTATATTTCCTGATGCGTCTGTATTGAACTCAGTGAGGCGTACATTCAGCATCTCAGGTAAGGATAAATCCTGTCCGACATACCCATCATGTTGTGAAATGCCTAAATCTGATAAGGATTTATATCCTTCATCTTTCTTCTTTTTCCAATCACTCTGTGCCTGGAACTCAGCCTGCTCAACAGGTGTCCGAGACTGTTTGCCGGCTGTGACAAGTTCCCGGTGTATTAAAGGGTTAGTCGTCCCCAATTTACCGGAAGTTTTAATAATTTCTGTAGCAGAGGTTTCTATACTCCAAAATTGTATAGCGCCTGTTTTAGTACGTTTGTATAGTGTATCTAATTTCATCTCAAGTTTATTAATAGATTTAAAAAATAACAATCTCCCCGCAGATTTTCACTGCACCGTCTTTATGGCCTGGATACAGATACTTAGATATCATTTCTCTATACCCTTTATTATCACATATCGTATTAGGAATTGTGTTTTATCGGTTCCATTTGGCCCTCTGAGTACACACTCTTTGGACTATTACTCTAACGAGTATGGGGAGATTGTCACTATCTTTTTTTGTACATAAGTACACACTGTGCAGAGTTATACTGTCTTGAAATCTTACCTGTTCTCAACAATGTATGCAATTGAGCTGATGTCGCTTTTACCTGGTTAGGAGAAAAGGTTTTAGGCAAGGAATCCAGTATCTCTTTTAAAGAATTGGTTAGGATATCCGGATTATGCCTGGTGATATTATGTTCAAGAACAATACCTGTCTCAAGGAACAGCTCATCTATCGGTACTTTAAAGTACAAGGCAATGGACTGTAGGTGTGGGAGTTTTACTGCTGTTTCTCCACATTCGATATGGCTTATGGTGCCCAGGCTTACGTCTAAGTGCCCGGCTAATTGAGAAGCAAGTACGCCATGTTTATATCGCAGGCATTTAATATTCCTGCCAATAATTTTATTTAACTTCTTGTCCTGTATTCCGTACTTTTTCTTCATATTGAGCATTTAAGAGTTTAGTAATGTGTCTTGCAGCTACGCTCATACCAAACGGCGTAGGCTCTATATGAACTTGCCCGAGATTGTTCATGTAAAGGTAATAAGAGAATTGAAATAGGCATCCTGCAAGGCTATGGTCATTAGATAGGTATATGCCGTGGTTCCCTAACCACTCAACGGCGTTCTTCCACGCCAGGTCTGAAACATTGTTGACCAAATCATGCCTGGTTTTAAACTGTGTCATATAATTACAACTGAATTTATAATGTGATAAAAATGGGGAGAGGTTTCCCTCTCCCCGGCTCAAACATGAACCTATCTTCCCCAAAACAAGAAATCAATAGCAAGGCCCATCAGGAAAGTACTGATAGAAAGCGGTGGCTCTTTGTGCATGATATAATCATGAGCAAGACTTGCAAAAATACTGGTTCATTAGTTTAAACAGGTTGTTTTGAATTGTATAACCTCGGCGCTTAAGTCCTCTAAAACTTCCCTGCACTGTTTTAAAGTGCCGGAAAATAGTTCTTTGTAAGTGCCTATGGCCAACATTTCAGCATAGGTGTGACTGTTGGTACTTACAATAGTAGCGGTACCGTGTTTTGAAATCATGATCTTGTGCATAACATTTATATTTTGGGTGATTAAATACATGATTGTTATAAGCCTAATAGTGCTTTGTCGGCAGTAAAGTCCGTACCTGTGAGTACTTTAATAGACCTGATGTGTTCTGGAAGTACTTTCACGTTGTCTGCAAGGATTTCTGCAGTCCCATAAAGTACACGAAGCATATCGCCTTTACGGAGGTAGAATGGGTTTACTATGTAGATATTGGTAGTTTCTGTGGGAATGAGTAATCCTTTTCTTATTAAGCTGGCTAATATCTGCCTATTCTTAGACCGGCTTTTAAGTTCGTCAGATACTTCCCATAAGGCATTACCATATTTTAGGTCATTGCCTATTCTACCAATCATAAACCATTCATGAGGATTGTTACAGAGTTCCCACAATTCAGAAGCAGATACAAACAGTTCTTGGAGTACTTTATCTGAGGTGGCCCCTGTCGGGATTATATTTAGCTTACCTCCACTAATAATCTGAGTCATACCTGGAACTTTTTGAGACTTTAGTTTGAATAGTAAGTCCAATATATGGACATACGTTGGGGAGTATTGTAGTTTTTTCATAGTGTAAATGTAAGAATTGTCTAAGTATGGTCAAAGAAAATAGGCATTTTTTGTCTGTATATCAGACAAAAGTGGGTAGTTTGTCGATATATGAGACAACTTTTCCTCTGAAACTCACGCCCAGCAAGGGTTTCATTTTTGCTCTCTATAGATAGAGGAAGATTAAGGGTTCGTTTTGTGTTTCAGGTAGGTAATTATCCCGGTGCATAAGCAAGATAGGATTAGGAAAATTCCGATTAGTTGCTGTATTGTAAGCATAGTAATAAGATTTGAATTGTGAAAGAGATTAAAGTACTATGGTCAATTTGCTAAATTGGGTTAGGATTATGGGCCGTAATTGGGTAAAAGGGATTAAGAAGGTGTATGTATTGGTGTGAGGATTAAGGAGTTATAGTTGGTGAGGTGTGCTACAGTGTTGTGAGAGTAGAAATGAGGTGTAGAATTGGATGGAGAGGAGAGGAAAGGAGATGGGAGCGGTTCTGGCGCAAAGCGCAGGCCTGAAAGGCCACTTATCTACCTGATTCGCAGATTACTACACATAACGAGCTTCTTAATATCTTTTAGCTACTCAGAATCTTGGCTACTTGGCTACTCGCAGCCTGGCGGTTTGAGTTTAATGAGGTCTATTCGGTGTTCTCCACGTCAATCATGCGAGACGAAGGCGAGCAAGACGGGCAAAACGAGCGAAGCGAGAGGCCCGTCACATAAACGAAACGAGCGAAGCGAGTCCTTTAAAAATAAACAATACCCACAACATTTCTGTTGTGAGTATTGAGTTGCGGTTTTATTCCTCACTTCCGATGAAGTCCGAAACGCTGAAATCGGCGGATTCCAATGTTTTCGCCTCAAGGATTGTAATGGTGCTTGGGTCAATAGTGATTAACGAACCGTTTTCATTATCAATCCGAACAACCTTTGCGGAAATGCGAGAACCATCACGCAGTTCTTTTGCCAATTTCGCACCCTTGCCGTTCAGAATAACACTGAATGACATTTGCACGGCGTTCGTAAACGCAGCAAAATAGTTGTGGGCTTTAAGCTTGTCGCCGGCAACTTCAGCCGCAGCGCCTTCTTTAGCCCACGCTTTGTTTCTCGAATTGCTCAATGCCAATGAGGACATTGCCTGAAGATTATAAATCTTCTTTTCAAGAAGAACGCCTTCTTCGCCGGGAATTTGACTCATAACATTGTTTCCGTCGGCGTCTAAAACGGGAACAATGTTTCCGTTTCCGGAAATGGTGAATTTAACGTGTTCGCCAATAGCATCATTGGGAACACGAATGTACTTCTTCAGGAAGTTTTCAACTGACTTGGAGTCAATTGGTCTTTCCGGAAGAGTTGTGAGCATCCTTTTTGGCAATGCCTCTCCATTTTGTAACTGTGACATAAAGTGAGATTTGTGAGCGTGTAGCTCGGTTTGTATTGCGGAGAAATCTTCATGCCCGTTAAACGTGTACCGGGCATTGCATCCGCAAAACTTAGGTAGGGACTTCCCCACTAAGTGGTCCCATCCTCCCGCACTCTCCACACCTACACAAAATCCATATACACTTAACCGTACGGGTATCTTCCCACAGTTCACTATTGTACTTTAACAGGTTTGATTTTATATACTACTATATAAAATTTTGAAAATCCTTCCTATCGCACTAAGTTTGTAGTGAATTATGGATGTTAAAGTACAAGAGGATATAGACTATGATGATAGGAGTCATAGATATTCGTATAAGAATACGGAATACATTTCTGTTACTCAGCTTTTGTCTAAGTTTAAACCTAAGTTTGATACAGATAAGGTTTCAGAGAGTATGGTGGAGAAGTATGGGAAGGATAAAAGGTATTGGGTAGAGAAGTGGGATGAAATACTAAGGGTATCTTTGGTACGTGGGAACCAGATACATAACAGAATGGATATGAGTGCTCAGAAAATGGCGCCAATGCATTATAGGAACTTATCACTTATTTCACAAGATAAAGTACCCGATGGTATCTACCCTGAGAAGATGGTGTACTCTCATCAACACAGGATTGCAGGCCGGATGGACTTAGCCATAATCCGTTCTTGTGCCAGTACTTTAAAGACATTTGCAGACATACAGGACTATAAGACAAATAGGATATTATATACTTCTGCATTCAGGGATAAACATGGGAATCCTAAGATGCTATTGTATCCTCTTAATCATATTGAAGATTGCCACATGAATATATATGCATTGCAGTTATCATTGTATCAATACTTGTTGGAGCTTTGTGGATATGAACCAGGGGTTAGGGAGATTATACATATTAAGCATGAGATTGAAGGATTAGGTGCCCCTCCACCGGCTATTCATAGTGTTCCATACCTGAGGAATGAGGTTATTGCAATGTTAAAGTACTGGGAAAATGAACTTCGATTTAATACTAAATTATCACATCTATGCAACCAAAAGGAACAAAGTTATATGTAAAGGATATACCGGTATCCAATGATAAGATTATAAAAGAAACTGCTGCAATGACTAATACCTCTGTTGCAGATGTAAAGGATATTCTTGTGTTTGTAGGAAACTATACAGCTAAGGTAATTCGTAAGGGTACGTTCAGTTCAGTAATGCTTCCATATTTTGGAAAATTCTCTCCGATGCCAAAGTCTATTGAAGCAGTAAAGAAGAAGAAGTCCGGAAGCCTGAGTAAAATTAAGCAGAAGTTGATAGAGATAGAACAGAACAAGATAAACCAGGAGATGTAGTACAAGATAAAATATAAAAGATGAGATTATTTGAGATAGACCCTAATGATAGTACAGTAGCATTAAATAAGGAATGGATTATGCTTATTCCGGAGTTCAATGCATTGCTGAAAAGAGATAAAGGCTCTAAAGGAGATTATCGTGGAGACAATAAACTAAAAGCAAAAAGGGAATTTACTTTTATATATTTCTATGCCGATTTTGCGTCTCCGCTCAGGGATTGGAAAGAAGAGGAGAAGAAAACAGAAGCATTACGGTATGCAGGGTTAACAGGAGAGGACCTTGACCAAAAAGTACTGGAGGCGTTAGAGGTCTACATGAAGTTAATGCTTAAAGTATCCAGGGCACTTAGGACATACAGGTCTATGTTGAAATCATTAGATGAAATGGATGATTATCTTGAGAACTTAGATATGAGTGCTAAGGATAAGAAAGGAGAATTGGTAAATAATCCATTAACTGTAGCTTCGTTTGTAGATAAGATGGATAAGGTTTATACCTCTGTAAAGAATTTTGAGAAAAGGGTAGAAGAGGAGTTGAAGTTGGGAAGTACCGGTATTAGGGGTACGGCAGAACTTGGAGAAATGGAATTAACCGGTAAAAGAGTATGGTCAGAGCAGGATATTTCATCAGGGTCGAAGACTACTAAAGTATCAGCTACATTTCAATCCATGATGGAGAATGTTCAAGAATTAAATTTAATAAAGGATGATGATACAGAGGAGGAAAATGATATACAGGATGACATGGAGTTTGGTAAAGAATAATAA